AACAGCAACGCTGAAGCTGTGGTTCAACTCAGAACCGACGATAATTGTAAACGTTCCAGCTTCCGTAGCTGTACCAGTAACAACAAACGCACCAGCCGCCGCCGTACCACCACCAGCATCATCCAAAGCAATAGCGTCAATCTGGATCGATTGATTTCTCACTTTGTTCGCCCTTACTAACTTGGCAAGTTGAGAAGTTCTGCCAAATAAGGCATTTTCAGCCCCACCGTTGGCAATGGATTGAGTCAATGCGCCAGCGACAGCAGTCCCGGAGGCTACTTTCTGACCAACGACCAGAATCTTTTGACCCGTGTTGGTTACAGCTTGTGAAGCATTGACAATGTTTACTGTCACTTTTGGTTGCAAGATGGTGGTCATTTAGACTTCCCCTTTTTTGATTCAGAAGTCGTAATGACCTCAATGCAATTATCGACACAAGCATCTTTCAACCGCTTGCGCCAGAATTGTTCTAATGGTATTCCGGCACTGTCTGTTTGTATAGTAATTATCTGGTCGGGGAAATAACCCCGGACGTTCTTAATCTTTATTTTCATAGTGGCACATCGTCCAAGTCAATTTCAGTTGTAAAGGTTTCGGCCCCGACATCCAAACCAGTAACCAACCCAATATCCCTGAAGGCTACAGACTCATTTGGAATATAAACATCTTCGCCGGTCATTTGAATGCTCATCTGGAACGTGTATCGGTGAACATAAAACGCCGCGTTATAAGCCTCAAACCCATGCTCTAAAAACTGGAGCGGGTTGTTCTGGCCCTCGGCAGTTAATCCGTCGAACTTTTCCATCAAGATAGATTGACAAATAGGTCTGAGTAATTCTTCTGCCCTATCCCTTGAATCACGGCCAGATATTTCGTCAGCAGTAGGCAAGAATAGATATAAACTGACGTTCTGAATAATCCGCTGATTGAAGAATTGGCCACGTTGTATATTATCTGTGGCATCGGTATCAATGTTTTTATTTTTGCTGGCAACCCCGTCATTCAAGACAACAAACAACCAAGCCTTTGACTGCGGTTGTTGAGTGTAAGCCTCAATGATTCTTTCCACCGATACGGTTGCGCCGACTCTTGGGGCTGTCTTTGCCACAATTGTTCCGCTTGCTGGGGTAAACAGTGTCGAATCTGCTGACTCATAAGTGAACGTGGTTGCTGAAGGCACTGTGGTCACTTCTTGCAACCCGTTATAACTCTGATATGGATTAGTACCGTTTAGCACTAAAGGCGAGCCAGTGGCTATTGTGGCGCCGCTATCAGCAACCACGAAAGTTACTGTTCTGCGGTTTGGAACTGTATTGATTGTGAAAGTGCCGTTGAATCCTGCTTCTGTCGCTCCTGCAATGATTACCGTTGCGCCCGATTCTTCAGTGTAATCGTGGTCAGCCGTAGTGGTAATGGTTGCGAGAATCCCGGCCCTGACAATACTGCAAGCGATAGGCGTTTGTGCGCCCGTCATATTAACTTTACTTCCAACCGATAGGCTGTGAGCAGCAGAAGTCGTTACAGTGACCGCCGACCCTGATCTGGTCACGGTGGCTACTGCCAAGCTATTTGTGAAGTCGTCAACAAAGAATGGGAGCCTTGCCGCTAACACTGTAGCTATATCGTGAGCTCTCATTTAAAACCCTTCTTTATTGCCCGCTCTATATTGTTGATGGTGTTTCTCCTTCCAGCTTTGATGGCGTTCCGCAGTGTTGGTCTTGATGCCATCTTCTGGGTTCCAAACTCTAGCGATTCTGCATAGTCTGGGGCTTTTATTGCTTCAACGCCATAACCAAATTCTAACTGGCTTTGTCCCTTCACTAAAAAGCCAAGCGATCTTCTTAGTGCCCCAGTCATGTTGGCGTGGGTTTCGCCCGGTGCAGAAGCTATGTGTCTGCGCCTTCTTCCAGCTCGGTCTTTGCGGATATACAACTTCCCGCCTTTGGGCTTTCTCAATATCTCTTTGTTTGCGCTGTTCTTGTAATCAAGCCCAGAATCATATAATGCCCGCCGCAAGTTTTTCTTGGTCGTTTTCTCAAGGTTTTTAATCTTTAGGAAAATGCGATCATTGTCTGACGCTGCGATCATACTCATCAGGCTTTGCTCGCTTCCTTAGTGCCTCGATCATTGCAAGTGAGAATCAGCTCTTTGTTTGCTTCACCACAATTCTCAACGTCCAAAATATCAAGTCTCGATCCGTTGAATAGAACCCAATCTTCAGCAGTGATCCCGGCCAAGTATTCTATGCCGAGTTTATGCGTCACCACTTGATCAGTTGAAACGCCATCAAATAACGTTTTGCCCCTAGTGGTTCGCACCAAAGCCTTCACATTGTGCTTTTCTACAAAATCCAAACCAGCGTCAACCGACCCAAATGCGGGCGGAACAAGGCTGCGAGTCTGAATCGAAATATACTGGCCGCAATGCCTCAACTGTCTGGCAAGCAAACTCATAATCTGTAAGCCATCGTTCTTGGGCGCAACAACTCATTAAAACGATTGGCCACTGTGCTTGGAGAATAGCTATCTAACGCGCCGCTGAGATAGGCGACCTGATCGCCAAGGCAATTAGTTTCTGACGATGTAGCGCGTTCTCTGTACGCCGTAGGGTCATATCCTTGATCTATTCCGGTGGCAACATACAATAATTGCTGCTTTAGCTGTCGTGGGATAGCATCAGAGGCCGTGTTGCAGCCAATCCGAGTGATTACATTATACCTAGGCCATTCCAAAACTTGCTCACAGTCTATTTGGTCGCCTTTATATTTCTGAATCTCGATCCAATCCATCGCTTTAATCAACAACAGTTCAGCGCCGATCGTCAAAGTGATACCATGAGCCGTAGCATATTCGGTCAACTCGGCCTCTGTTGCGTAACTATTCGCGCCCGTTACCACCGAACCATCTTCGACAATAATTGTCATTTTAATTTTGCACCTCATGGCCTTGCGTGGATAAACGGAAGCGAGTATTAACGCCCAGAAGGTTATCTTGCACGATCAACTCTAAGGATTCACCCTTATTTCCATCAATTCGTATGACTACACCATGCTTAGACTGTCCGCCCCATGTAACTCTTGAGGTGAACCCAGCAATCGTGTTGCCAGTTTTCGCGTTTAAGAAAGCGTGGTCAAACCCTCTCCCTATGAAATCAGAATTTGATTTAAAATTAAACAAGTTTTTAAACGTGTTGTCGCCATTGTTAATTCTAAGCACACAACCGTTGGTCAATTCCTCCCTGCTGCCAAAAGAACTGAAATCCATAATGTCACCAGAAGCACCGCGTATTTCCAAAATAACGCTCACAACATCGACAACCTGTTCGGGCAATGGCAACACGCGGAAAATTTCTGGGGTGACTGATCCATCGACCAACATATTTTGTGTAGATATAACAACAGGAGAACCCGCAACTTTCGCAAATGAAGTCGGCTGATCTATTGTTATCACATTGACAGCAACGACAAGAATTTCAGCTTGGATAAAATTTAGACCTTCTGATAATTTTAAGACATCACCCACTACAGCACCATGACCCGGAGAAAGTGTCAATGTGCGAGTATTAACTGCTGCGTCAACTGCTAGGGTTGTTGGTGTTTTGTCTTTCAAAAAGGGAACAGAAATAACTTGTGACGTTTGATCTTGAATAAAAACGCCTAACGCAGTCGTTCCTCGATTGCTCGTTTCAAATGATGCAGACCAATCGTTGAGAATGTCCGTCCAAATTCCAGCGGCAATGGTTCGCCACTTTGGAGGTGTTTTCTTGAACGGAATTTCATCGGCCATTATTCAGCCTTGGCTTTTTTGGCTTTCTTGACTTGCTTTGTTTCTAAGCTGTGTTTCTTTGCGTCAAAGTCAGACTTGTTGATAACAACAGGCCCAGCTTCAGTTTGAACAACTACTGTTTCGAGTTTCATAACTCACCCCAAAAATAAGAAAAAAGAGGGGCCGAAGCCCCCCAACTGGGATTAACCAAGCAGCAAAGCTGTATGCTCTGGCTTAAAGTTATGTTGGCCCCAAGCAGCAGCCACTTCATAACGAATCTGACGATATTGCTTATAAAGACGAACCTCAAAGCTCAAGCCAGAACGCGGATCAGTAATCATCATCGCATCGTCTGCACTATCGCCTTCAGATGGAATGGCGGGAGCGCGAGTAGCAAGAACGATGGCTGAACGACTGAATGCCATGTTTGCAGCAAAATCACCGCCAACAGTAACAGCAACAGCAGAAGCCGCAACAGCTTGACGCAAGCCGGGAGCAGCGATAGTGATTGAACCGGGAGCGGAAATGCCAACTTCAACAACATACTTATTTGCATCACCAGCAAAGGTAATAACATCACCAGCCAGAATAGTTCCTGAGCCAGTGATAAGTGCGATGCTGGTAGCTCCAACAGCAAAACCAGCAGTGCTGGAAGTGTAGCTGGTTCCGGTGCCGTTGGTGATTGTGCCGACTTGAGCAGATTCACGAATAGCCATGCCATGAACATCAAGTAAAACGCCTTGACGCAGCAAAGACGCGTCAGCAGCTTCGTTGGCTTTAGTTAGTTGGGTTAGAGTACGCATTTTCGCGCCCGCAGTGGTATCGATAACCATCTGCATATCTGACAAAGGTGCGCCGTTATCAGCAAGAATCTTGCGAACTTGTGCAGTGTCAGTCAGGTCAGAAGCGAAAGGCGTAGTGCCAGCCGTACCATAGGCGCGAGAAGTGGTGCTATACAAGCCAGCCAGATCAGCTTCCATTTCGTTCGTCAGTGTACGCATCGCCTGAGCAAACTGAGATTGAAGGATAGAGCTATAACCGGGGCCAGAATTCATGCCACGTTGTTCTTCGCCATTCCAACGAACAGGAACGCCACGCGCTTTGGTGATAGTGATTGATTGGTTGGTAATTACATTGTCGCCATCATTCGGGGCAGTAACGCCGGGAGTGATG